TAAAAATCTTGCCAATCTTTATTTTCATAGCACTCGTGATCAATCCAAAAAGTAAATGGCACATCTACTGTTTTCTTCGCATAGTCATCAATATTTGTTATGGCATTTTCATCTTTTTGTACTGAACCATGAACACCTAAACAGTAATGCATTGTTAAAGGATTAAAGTTAAAAACTTTCCTGTTATGAAAATAAGTAAAACAAGTTAATGAGAAATACTTGTTCACATCGTTGAAGTGTCCGTGACTCTTTGCATTCCTTATTGCAGTAGAATCCTCTGTGACTTCATTAATAAGAATATTATAAGTCATGCCATCATAATGTGGGTGAGGGGCAGCGACTTGCAAAAAAGTAGATTCGTAAGGCAAAACTTGTGGAACTTCTTGACAGAGCTTACTGAAATCTTCCTCTGAAATTATGTGTTGGTAATAGCTTGAATCATAATAAAACTTTCCTGCCCTTTGGATCTCATCAGAAAACTCTTTAAGTTTTTTTCTGGCGATTTCTGGTTTTAGTAAAACAGGTACATCTTGTTTCATACTTCTTGGCACAGAAATATTAGACAAAAACTTATTCCATGAGCTATCTGACTTGATTTGTAATTGAGTAAGACCTTTGGGTAAGATTTCCATAACATTCCCATCATACAAATTACTATTTGGTTTTTGCGGTACTAACTTATAAAGGTGTAATAACTTCTCTAAAACTAATTTATCCATTTTCACTCCTTTCAGTTAAGTTTCGTCTCAACAACCTGTTTCTTCTACTATTGTCTTTTATAAAAAACATAAGTTTGTTTTGTAAATTTATGAGTTCGTCAAAGTCTATGTTAGTTTCTGGATTATCCTCAGTAACATCACCTCCGTTATTATCTTCGTCCCAAGAACTCAATTCATCCCTCAAATCTTCTTCAACATTGCCATCTTGCATACAAAAATCTAAACAAGATGAGAGAACCTTCATTTCTTTTGTTGTAAAATCTTTCATAATTAACCTCCAAATAAACTTAAAAAATAATTAATAAAAAAAGTCACCATGCAAAAATTCATCATGGGAACTATCAATCCAAGTGAGTCTAAAGATTTAGTTATGTGTATCATTTTATCTCCTGCCTTTCGGCTCAATTTAAATAACTAAGAGTAGATTATAGCATCATCTATTCCAAAATGGTATAGCTTATTTTATTAAGTTTGTTACTTGTTCTAATAATTCTTGCTCAGATCCATAGGCTTTCTCAAACCTTGCTTTATATGGGTGTCTGCTTATAGGCTCTTCATAACCGCCATAACGATGATGTGAGGGGCATAAAGGTAAAACATAAAAGTGAGTTCCTTTAAAATTTTTTTTGGCTTGTTTTGTTTTTCCGTACACATGGTGGATTTCAGCTGGTGATCCTGGATAGCCAAGATTCATACAAACTATACAACCTAATTGCTGTACTTTGCTCATATGTTCTTTTTCAGCTTTGTTTGGGTTTCTGCCTTTCATCAATCGTGGCAAAAACAACTTCTTGTATCGTCATCAAAAAGTTCTTGTTGTTTAGCCTCAAGTTTAGATAAATCAACCAAATCTATAAATTTCATATTTTTTCTAAATGTTGCTGTAGAAACCTCTTTATCCAAAACTTCTTTTGCAGATTTTTCTATTTTGTTTTCTTGTTCTATCCACCAATCCGCCAATTCAGGTTTTTCTTTAATTATGGCTGTTAAAGTTTTTGTGCCTTTTAAAAAACAAAGATCACAGTTACCTGCTAAAGTTTTTCCGTTATGATTAGGTAAATTCAAATCAAAATTATTGTTTCGCCAAAAATCAGCAATTTCCTTTACAACCACTTTATCTGTATATAAAGGCGAAACTGAGTCCCAAGGAGTGTCGTTTTTATCGTTTTGATCGTTTTGTTTTGCAACTCTATTTGGTTCGTCATATCTTAAACCAATAACATTAGTCCATTCTTTAAAACCTTTTTGTTTCATAAATCTTTTCATTACGTTAATTTTAAGTTCTGCTGTGCATAGTCTAGTTACAGGATTAGGCAACATTTTTTTTCTATTTATTAATTCTGCAAAAGGCTCTCCGTTTCTGCTTGCAGTCTCATAAGTAACTTCTTTAGTTCTATAAATAGGTCTTTCTTCTGCAATCTCTAGTTCTAACCAATGTATTTTGCAGTTCCACTTATCTGAACATTCATTTACAAAATCCAAAGTCTGAGGCATTTCTTTGCCTGTGTTTGCAAAAACAACATAAACATCTTCTGGTAGTTGACCCTCATATGCATCAATAATTTTTTTTAACATATATCCAGATGTTCTTCCGCCAGAAAAACTAATCAATGCAGGTCCTTCTATTTTGTATGGGTTTCTACCTTTCATTCTTTCGTAATTGATTTTCTATAGTCTAGTAGGGCTTTGCCTCTGAGCATAATATTTTGTTGCTTACTTTTATCTCTCTTTCTCCAAAAACTTGCATCTTTCTTTTTTGTACTTGGCTCTAATGTATAAAAACCAAAAAGATCTTTTTCTAATTCTTTGTACCAAACATTAATATCTCGCATTCTTCTTGCCCCTCCTTTTTGGATATCTATACATTTAAAATCCATCAGTTGCCAAAACCTGTTTGCAGAAATATCACTTCCACACCTCAAAGAAATTCCTTTCTTAAATTTTATTATGCACATCTCTTCAAGTGTTTTAACTAATCCTGCTCCATACCAATTACCTCTTAGATCATACTCTATACAGGCTTGATGAATTTTAAGGTTCAAGGTATCAAAACTTCCATGATATAAATAACCTGCATGTTGATTATTCACTAATGCTAAAAGAATTCTGTTTTTTTCTACCTCTCGTTCAAAGACTTGTTTTGGATAAAAAGAAAGATCTTCTGCATTTTTTTTTTGTAAATAGTCTATAAAAATCAAATCTTCTTTAGTTGCATACCTAATATCTAAATTCATAATAATATTGAGAGGCTACTTAGAAAAAGTCAGCTTTCTAATTTTTGCCTTTTATGAAGCTCTTTTAATAACTTAGTCCTGTGTTTCTTTTTACCTTTCTCTAATGCTTCATGGATTTCAGCTATGGTTGCCTGTTTAAGATAGAAATGTTTTAAACGCCATCTGTTTGTTGGTTTTCCATTTGCGTCTTTTATTGATTCTTTGATTGATGGTTTTATTTTTGTTGGCATATCTTTCTCCAAATGCTTACATTAGTTGCCATATCTTTTCTGTTCTTCTCTTGCATTGACCATTTTAGTTCGCCACTCTTCAAAGCCTACTTTGACAGAATCTAATTTTACTTTGAGTCCACTCAACATACCTTTCTTTTTTGCTAGTTCTAGTCTTGCTTCATGTAAGTTATCGTCATTTTCTGCATAGATTTCCTGTGAAGCCACAGACCGACATCCAGACGCAGTTGCCTCTAACATAAGCCTTGCTCTTAGTCTTTTGATATTAGCGTCAGCTTCAAATACTTCGTATTCTGCATTTTGCAAAGGCTCTGCAAAAGATCTTATCTTGTGCATCCAAAGTTCCTGTTGCTCATCCATCAGAAGCCTAGCTCATCCTTTTTTTCTTCTGTTTCTTGGTTTTGTAAAAAGACTTTTAGATATTCTGTGCCTTTTTCAGATTCGTTGATGTAGCTGCCAAACTTATATTCAACTCCATCAAGGGTAATCTTTCCGCCAAGATCAGGTGTTTTAGGCGATCTTTTATCTTCTGGTAGGTTTCTATGCAAAAGACCAACGGATCTAACAAGCTCGTATTTAATGTTGCCTGTCCTATCCTCGTATCGCAGAACACTTGCATATATTTCATTGCGTTCTGGATCTCCTTTTTCATTTGCTACTTCATACACAACTTTTCCTTTGTATATAACTTTCACATTAGATTCAGACCATAAAAAGCCTGTGTTTGATTTGATTTCAAAATCACTCATTAGTTTCTCCTTGTTTATAAGATAATCGGTATCGGTTGCCCTTACTGAAAGGAATACTTTTTCTTTCTATTGGGTCTTTGACACTAGGTTCAATGTTGTATCTAGTTCTGTATTCATCTTTCCTAATATTTCTAATAGCTGCTGAAATGGTAGGCTCTCCGTAGAATTTATTGGTTTTTTCTTTGATAACCTTTTGGAGCTGCCAGAAAGTCCACCATTCGCCATTAGCTAAACAGATGTAAACATAGTCGGTTAAATTACTCGGTTTCATCTTGTGGCTTGTTAAAAAAGTCTATTAGGTTTTGAAACTTAGTATCTAGTTCGTCATTGTCTTTGTTTTTAAACTTGACTAGCTTAATGGTTTCAAAATTAGCTTTGAATATTTCGTCAGCATTATCAGCTTTCTTGCCATCTTCGTTTATAAGAAAACCTCTTAACTTATCAAAGTATTGTTGTGGTTTGACAGCAGTAGCCATAATCGCTGACTTACCATCTTTAGGTAAGGCTAAGATTTCAAACTTTGGACTTTCTGCTTTGTTGTTAATAGCGTTATCAACTTCAAAAGCAGAAGCATATTCACCACCAATCAAACCTGCGGAAGCCAAAGCTCTACCTATTGCAGATGTTTCACAGTTCTCCAAAGCAGAAGTTTTATTCACAGGACCTGTTCCCCTAAATTCTTCTGCATGACCATGACCCAAAACACTCCATTCGCCATCTTTTTTGATTGATATAGTAGCCTTCATGCAAACAAGTTCTAAGTCTGCATTAATTATTTCTGTTTCAATCTTGGCATCTTCACCAAAGTGTTTTCTAAAAATTGATACTCTGGTTGCTACCATCGTATAGGGCTTGCCCTTAATGACTTGTTTATCTTTATCAGGCACATTTGCTATTTCTTCAATAGCGTTTAGTAGTCTATTCATTTTAACTCCATATAGTTTTAGCAAACTCTTTCTCTTCCTTACTCCATAACCAAGTATCAAGATCAGGATAGACATAGTTTGCTATTTCATACTTATCATTTGACAAAGACAGAAGATTCATAATTGTGAGTCCCACTCTCTCTATCTCCTTAATTCGTTCTTCTACATCGTTCACAGGTTTTGTAACCACTTCTTTGTTTCTAGTGGTGACATAAATGTAATCCAACACAGGAGAACAATCTTCCGCTTTAGCATACAAAGCCATTTGCCTTGCATGAGCAGAAGATACTTCGTAAGGATATCGTGCTGTCGTTTTGATATCCCTAACTAAGTTCGGATAAAGCAGATCAATATAGCCGATTATTGGAATCGGAATACTGTCTAACTGTAATTCTATTTTCTTTTGGTAGGCTGTTGGTTGCCCTAAATCTTTGTAGAAATCTAAAGCTAGTTTGGTGTAGATCCCTACTTGTTTTGCTTCTTTGATATGTTTATCCATATCAACTTTTTGATCTGGATGTTTGTCTTTAAAACTTTTGTAGAGTTGATCATAAAGATCTTCTGCATATCTAACACATTCTGGAATGGTCAAATCTGTTTTGGTTTCGTATTCAAAATATTTACCTATGGCTTCATCGGTTGCTGTGCCTCGCCACATGGCAGGACCTCCCACAGTCTTGTAGTCAAACAAATACCGCATGACATACTTTGCAGGACTTTGAATAAATGTGTTGATACTACTTGGGGAGAGATGATCTATCTCAAAAATTTCGTAAGGATTGTTAGATTTCATTTTACTTTCTCATTTCAAAGGAGTACAGTTTACACCAAAAAGGGATAATCTCAACAGTGACTTTAAAAGAATATTTACAAGCAAACAATTTATCGCAACATAAATTTCTGGCTGACCTTAAGTCTTTGACAGGCGAAGAAATAAAACAAGCGACTCTTGCTAGATATGTTTTAGGTCAACGAATACCGAAAAAATCACAAATGCGTTTGATCTATAAGGCTACAGATGGATCTGTAAGTCCTAATGATTTCTATTTAGCTGATTAAGTTTCGTTGAAATTATTCCTGTAATTAGGAGTGATATGTCAATTGAATACTTGAATCACGCTTTGCGTACCGATGGTCTGACACCAACAAAAAAATTAATATTAGTAATCCTAGCTAACTATGCCGATCAAAATGGATCTTGTTTTCCGTCTTATAAGCACATTGCCAAGATGGTTGGTCTAAAAGATCAAAAAGGAATTATTAAAGTCATAAAAGAATTTGAATCTTTGGGTTTGTTAAGAATTGAAAAAAGAAAGCTAGATAATGGGAGCTACACATCTAACAAATATCATTTATTGATGGGTAGGGGTTATGACACCACTAGGGTAGTGGTTCAGACACCAGATAATACTAAAGAAGATACTAAAGAAATATATGATCAAATCTTTGAAAAGTTCTGGAAAGTCTATCCAAGAAAAGTTGCAAAGAAACAAGCTGCAAAAATATTCAAGAAGATCCAAGAAAAAGATCACAAGAATTTACTAAAAGGTGTAATGCTTTTTAGTGAAGAAAAAAAGAACACTGATATCCAATATATTCCACATCCTTCTACTTGGTTGAACCAAGAAAGATGGATGGATTATTTAGATAAAGATAATAGTGTGCTTAAATTCGGTAAAAATAAATTGAACAAACTAGCAGGATAAATTATGAATGAAAATGAGAACTTAAAACCAGAAGAACACGGAATCAAACTTAGACGACATGATTTCGGAACACAGAAACTTAAATGCCCCAAATGCCAACCGCCTCACTCAATGAAAGATAACCCACTTAGCCTGACAATAAATGAAGCAGGTTGTGTTTGGTATTGCCATCATTGCGATTGGAAAGGTAGTTATTATGAAAATAAGGTAGTGCATTTTAACAAGCCCATGAGAAAATATGTGCAACCAAAAAAACCAATACTGAACAAGAATGAGAAAATGTATAAGTATTTTGAGAACAGGGGTATATCAAAAACCACTGTGGACAAATTTAAGATCTTTGAAGAAGATGGTTGGTATGGCTTTCAGTATTTTGATGAGAACAGTATGCTTCAAAATATTAAGTACCGATCCGAAGATAAGAACTTTAGACAATCCGCAGGGGCGAAGCCTATTCTTTACAACTACGATGCTATACACAATCAAGAACAAATTATTTTTGTAGAAGGCGAAATGGATGTACTGTCCTGTGCCGAAGTTGGTTTTCATGCTACCTCTTTACCTAATGGGGCAGGTAAAGTTGCCAAGTTTGATAAAAAAGATTCTAGGTTCAACTCTTTAGCTAATTGTCCATTGGAAGCAAAGAAGGTAGTTCTGTTTACAGATAAAGACGAAGCAGGAGAAGCCTTACACCAGGAGTTACTACACCGACTAGGTAAAGACATTTGTTGGTTTGTAAAAACTCCAGATGGTTGTAAAGACGCAAACGAAGTCTTACAGAAACTAGGTCCTGTCAAACTCAAGGAGATCCTAGACAACGCTGAACCTTATCCAATAGAAGGTTTATACACTGTCAACGATTATTACGGACAGATCCATGATTTATATGAAGGCAACTATGTCAAACCTGTTGAGGTTGGTATGGAAGGCTTAGACGAGATCTACAAAATTATGACAGGTACTTTTACTTGTATAACAGGCATTCCTAATCACGGAAAATCTGTTTTTCTTGATCAAATGCTTTTATCTTTGGCAGAAAAAGAGGATTGGTCTTTTGCAATTTTCAGTCCAGAACACTCCACAAGTATGCACATAAGAAGATTAGTACAAATGTATTCTAAGAAAAACTTTGATGATGGTTTTGATAATCGCATGACCAAAGCGGAGCTGAATGAAGCCATTGATTTTATCCATAAGCATTTCTACTTTATTGAAACCAGAGATAGCACTCCAACCATAGATAATATATTGGAAGTCGCTAAATCTTCTATCTATAAATATTCGGTCAATGGTTTAATTATAGATCCATATAACGAAGTAGATGCCAAGAGATCTGGAAACACTAGAGAGGATGAACACATTAGAGATTTCATTTCTTTGTGCAAAAGGTTCGCTAGAGTGTATCAAATTGTCTGTTGGGTGGTTGCACACCCCACTAAGCTGCCAAAAGCCTCAGACGGCTCGTATTTAGCTCCAAGTGCCTATGATATTAGCGGAGCTGCTCATTGGCACAACCAAGCAGACGCAGTTCTTACTGTTTACCGAGATTTTGATGAAAACACCACCAATGTAATAACTCGCAAGATAAGAGAGCAAGACCTTTATGGAAAGATAGGGGAAGCTAAATTTTCATACGATATGAAAGAAAAGGTTTTCAAGCCCTATAAAAAATTAGCTATAGGCGATTGGGACGAGATAGATATCTCACAATATAGTAAATAAAAAAAACTTTAAATATTTGTGAAATATGTATTCCATTTTGGTATAAATGTGTATATAATCTAATTATTAATTAACACATTGGAGATAAAATGAAAACAGTAAAACTAACCGATAAACAAGTAGATTCTTTACTTTCCGCCCTTTCTTGTTATGGAACTGATTGTCACGACAATATCAATTCCTATGAACAAACTGGCGATAAAGAATTAGTAAAAGAATACTGGAAACAAATTAGATCACTTAGGCTTGTCGTTGACAAACTAGGTTTTGTACCAGACTTTTAAATGAGCCGAAAGGAAGGAGTAAATAATGACAACAAAAACATTTAAAGATTACAGCATGATTACTATAGACAGAACTGATGTCTGTCTTAAAGGCATAAGGTATATAGCTAAAGATTTCTCATGCGAAATCATTCAAGAGGATATGCCAAAATTAAAAGCTCTTTTGGGAGAAAGACTTTTTGATATTGCGTTAGACGGAAGGGCTACTATAAAAATCTATGAAGATGAAATTTGGAGTAAATAATGAAATATTGGTCAGCAATCATAGGAAAATTAGACGCAAAATATAATATTACTTACGAGACACCTATAAAGGATCTGCCTGAAATAATGTCAGAAGAAGATTGGAAACTTTACAGTATGGCTCTAAAATACCCCAACGGAAGAATAGAGGGGGTGTAATGGAAACTTTACTAGCATTCACAAGGGAACTTCATAACAGCGTTGATAAAGAAACTTTAGACAAATTAGTAAATGCCTATTTAGATCTTTACGAGATGCTGAAAGACTATGAAGGCAAAGAAAACATTCATTCATTGATTATGGATCTTCTGCACGAGGAGATCCAAGTCAGAAGGGATGAAGAACTAGAAGGGAGGTTAGGAGTATGACTCAATACAGAGATTTGGTTCAACGAAGGAAAGAGGAGATCCAGAAAGAAAGAGATGGCAGAGAAATCTACCAATTACTTTGGGACAGAAATGGGTCTCACACTTATTACATGAATGGTAAGATAGTTTCTGAGAAAGATGGTAAAACGACTATTACTTATCAGAAGTCTAGGCTTGATTTTAATTAGGATAAAAATCTCCAAAAGTGTATAATTTCACTGAAAAATAATTAAATTTTTTTCATATTTATCCTGATTTTAGGGCGGTAGCAATACCGCCCTTTTTCATTTTGCTTCGCTTTGATATTTGATATTAAGACCTGCCAATGTGCAAAGCCTGTTCTTTTCGTCTAAACCTTTCTGGGTAATCTTGAACTGACCTTCTGTTTCTTGCACAAAGTTATCTTTCAAAACATCTTTCAGATCATCTTCGGTCAGCTCCTCTGCGAACATAACCGAAAGCAATGCTCCTAATCTTCTATTTTGTGTCTTACTTAGAGCCACTCTTTATCTATTTCTTTACTAGCATCTGATGTTTTCAGATCTCCATAAAGATTTAATATGTCATTCCACTCCTGATTGTCTTTATATTGTTTTTCTTTTAAATAAAAATTCAAAGCCTTTTTTATCAACATATGTTCTGATTCGCTTAAGTAAAACAGTCCTTCTTCAAATTTCTTATCGGTTTCATCTAATGGAAAAAACATATATATCTCTTTTAGACCTTAAACCAATCCTTGCCTTCAAATAATAGAGCCTCTGCTTCTCTTCTTCTCACTAATCCTTGCAGAACTTCTCCACCTGCTTTATTCCATCGTTTCATTTCAGATGGCACATCTTCGTATCTTGCCTGATTCAAAACAGTCAACATAGTTGAGTTTTTTAGGTTAGTAGGACCTAAGTTATAAGTCCAAGCTACCAAAGCATCAAACTGACATTGTGATAGACCTACTTTAACTAAAGTTTCAACATACTCTTCATACTCTTCTAATTCTGTATCAAGCATTGCTTCAGCTTCTTCTTGTGTAATCTTTAAGCCTTTTGCGACACCTTTTGTGTGTCCATAGCCAATCGTCCAGACTCCTACGCTATCTTGATAGGATTCTAGCTCACAGCCTTCAAATTTTTTTATAAGGGCAATACCCTCTTTAGAGATCTTCATATTACTCTCCCCATGTTCCGTCCTCTCGGACTTTTGCTTTTTTTGTTCCACCCCAATATTCAACTGCGTGTCCTTCTTTTTTGAGAAGTTCGCAAATATCTTTGCCCTCTTCTGTATGAGGGATTCCCAAAATCCGTCCATATTTTCCACTTCCTAATGATAACAATTGTAATTTATCTCCGCATAACTCTATCAATCTGTCTTTGGCTTTTAAACCAAGAGCCTTTTCTGCGAGATTCCTTGTTCTACTTTCTGGTGTGTCTATGCCTGCTAGTCTGACTCTCTGCTTTGATAAAACAACTTCAAAACCTAAATCTATGTCTACATCTATAGTGTCTCCATCAATTACTTTGACTAAACGACAATTATAATAATATGGTTTATTGCTCATTCTTATCTCCGCTTGTTACCATTCTGTAATAGACAACAACCTCCTTTAGTTCCCTGATATATCTTTTCAGTTCTTGCATATTGTAAGCCATCAGCTCGTAATCTGGTATAGACATTGCCACGAATACAACTCTGCCTTCTTCACGCTTTACTGTTTCTATGAAGCTATCTAAGTTTTTCTCTGAAACGACATACCAAAAGGGATCTTTCAAATCTATACTTCTTGGCAAGATAGGTTGTGCGATTTGCCTTTCTACAGGCTTAGAAATCACATCAACTTGTTTAGGAATCAGACTGCAACTGTAAGCCATCGTCAAGACTGTCAATGTTACGACTATCTTGTTCAATGCTGTTGAATACTTCTTTTGTGGCATCGTTTACTCGGTTTTGGATTAATCCTGGTTTAGCTGCTGCTAATTTACTCAGATTATGTCTTTTAAAGATATCTAGGTATCTATTCATTTCGGCTTCTATTTCTTGGTTTTTTGCTTGTAGATCCAATAGACCTTCGGTCTGCATTTTAAAATCAGATTGTAAGGTTTCTATTGCTGCTATTTGCTCTTGATTGCGAAGTTCATACGCTTGATTCAAAGAGCTGAGTCGCTGATTCTGCCAATAAAGAATACCCATGATAGATACCAGGACTAAGATAATGCCAAGAAAAATCTTGCTCATGGCTCATCATTCTAGCCACTTCCTTGTCTTATGACAATCGTAGAGGCACTTCCACCATTGACCTTAACCTGATTAGCTACCCCATCTTGTTCTAAAATAACAGTATAAGAATTGTTGCCATCAATAGTTATGTTGGCATTTGAGCTAACTTCTCTTTTCATACTGATAGATTGACCAGATACAACTGTTGTTATTTGGGTATTGCTATCTTGTCCTACTGTTGTGCCTTTTATGTCTATGGCTGTAGCGACTTGTCTTATCTCATCTTCTTCTTCAATGGCATCTAATTCATTAATAATATCTAACAAATCCTCAAGAAAATTTACATTTAGAGCATCGTAATCTAGTTCAGTAAACTCTAGTTCTTCTTCTTCAAGCTCATCTTCTGCAAGTGCATCGTATTCTAATTCGTCAAAGTCTAAGACACTATCTTGAGATTTTGATGCTTGTTCCTCTTCTTCTTCAACCTTTTTTGGTGGCGAAACAATAAGCATATTGTCTATAAAGTCCAAAGAAAGATCCAAAATGACAGGCTCAGTTGGAGGGCTTTCAAATGTTGTTGTTGTGGTTGCCTGATATGCTTGATTCAAAACAACTTCACCTAAAGCAGTAGATACAACGATTTCTCCAGAAGGAGATCCGTCAGGGTTTGGCAGAAGAATGAAAAGGCTTTCTCCTGTATCAGCTTCAACTGTAACAGTGAAGTCTGTGCCTCTGATACCCACAGTGGCACTATTTGTCCTTAAAACCATATTCTTTTTAGGCACAGAGCCTAACAACCCTGTTGTAAATCTTGCTGTGCCTTTTACGAAGTTTAAAGCTAATTTAGAGTTGTCTGGATTTGGGTCAAAAACAAATTCATCAATGATGACTTCTGAATGTTCTGTTATTTTTATCGTGGTATCATCAACAAAACGAATACCCATTCTTCC